ATTGCAATTGCTGGTTTTTCATTTGCTGATACCGCTGGCAAAAATGCAGCGATAAATAGCATTGTTAATAATCCCACTACTTTTTTCATTGCTCTCCTTATATCATTAGTCTAACTACGTGTTGACATGGGTCGCCTCCTGCTTCCCATTCTTCTAACTCTTCTTCACTCATGTATTGATAGCCACCATCATGGGTATCACAAAAAGGTTCTGTTACCCAGCCTCTTTCAATACCATTCTGTAGCCAAATACCAAACTCCTGATCCTCTGGAGTTAGATCTTCATCATGAGTATGATTCATATATTTATTATATACCTAAATGCTTAGAATGTCAATAGGGCCTTTGCAAGATGGAGAGTGATTAATAGCAGCCTGCACTGCTGCTGCTGCTCTTTTTCGTGTATCTTTTGTTTTTTGTGTAGCATAAAGTGATCCCATGGCAATATCTCCACCAGAGCCCATAGCCATATAATCTTGTTCATATTGTGTTAAAGACATATCACCAGAACTGTGCTCATACATTTTTCCACGAACACAAATTATCATACCAAAATCAGCAGTTGGTGTTGTATCTACCCACCACTCTTCATAAAATTTTCTAAGAGATTTAAGAAATCTGCTATACATAAATTTATCAACGCTTCCACGACCTTCAAATTGTGGCGGTACAAATAAATGTCTTATTCTATCTCCATCCATAGATCCAGCATATCCAAACAGATATCCTTCTTTTTTCCAAATCTTTGGACTTGATCCAACAGCAATAGAATTATCATCTGAGATACCACGATCCCCAGCCATCCAGATTTTATTGTCTATTCTATCTCTTACAGCGATTATACAGGTCATTTCTACCCCTAGACTATGGTTATTGTTTTAGTATACCAGGAAGATTTTAATACGTCAAACAGGCTTTATTTAATATTTTGACCACATGTAGGGCAAGTTTTTGCCTGAGATACCGCCTCAGATTGGGCAGATTCGGCTTTAGCAGCCCCTTTAAATTTAGGACGACCAAAACCTACTATAGAAATCATAACCCCAGCCTTATTTTTTTTATAGGCACGAAGTTGTTTACAGACTTCTCCGCCATTTCTTTGGCTTCCTTTTTTATTTGAAGATGTATTTCCTTCAATGCACCAAACAGTTCCGTCTTCGTTGTCTTTAATAACAATACCAACATGAGAAATCCTATCGACGCCATCTCCTGGAAAATCAAAATACGCAATATCTCCTGGTTCTGGATCACAAATTTGTGCATCATACCAACGACCAGCCTTTTTAAATGCTGCTGCACCAGACGGCGTGTAAACAGTATTTGGAATTTTTACACCCGCTTGATCGCCACACCAATTTACAAACGAACCGCACCATGGTTGGAAGTTAGCCTTTGCCCACTTTCCATACTTTGTTTCGTTATCTTTTGGACCTTCAATGGTTCCAATTTCTTCTTTTGCTATTTCAATTAACTTTGCTGCTGTTCCCATATCTGCCATGATTAATCCTTATCCCAATCTTCATCTACTGGTAGTTCATCTGGCATCTGATTATTAGGTTTAGTAGATACTACTTCTTCTAATTCGTCTACCGTTTTTTCAACAACCTCTGAAAGATCAGAAACCTGGATTACATTGTTATTTTTTTCTTCAATAGCATTAATCATTTCTTGTGCACCGCTACGACCAATCAGCAAACCTGCGAGGGTACCAGTAATAAATGTCGCAACACTACCAAGAACATTAAAGAACATCTTATCATTCTCAGATTGTGCTGTTACTGGTTGTGAAACAAAAACTAAAGCATATAAAATACCCATAGTTGTAAATAATAAAATTGTTCCTAAAATTATTCCTAAAATAAATTTTAATCTTGCATCTAAGTCAGATGGGGTTAATCTTGGTCTACTCATTGTTTGTCTCTTCCTCTATTACGCTCTCATTTGATGTTCCGTTTACAACATCTTCCCCTACTAAATCTTCTGGACAAGCACCGTTTACTGTACAAATTGGCGGCTTACACTCAGGGGTATCCCAATTGATTGGATCTTGGCACTCATAGCGATAATAGCCGTCATAGCCACAACCTACAAGCAACACTCCAAGAAAGGCAGTTAGGATTATTTTTACCATACCCACCATTATAGCAGTTATTCGTCTTTTTCCTCACGAAGAGGTATTGTCACAAGCCACAAGATAGTGGCCGCTATCGTAGCAATTCCTACGATTTGTTGGGCGGTACCAGTAAGAGTAAGCCATGCAATAAAGAATCCTAGCAGTGTCCATACCTGAGCAATGCTTTCTTTTACAGCCTTACCAAACCATACAACAAAGCCCTTAACAAGCCTATAGGCCAATCCTAGAGCCTTTTTGAGTAGGTCTATGGACTTTACTAAGACTGGCTTGGCCTTATTAAGTAAAGGCTTAGCCTTCTCAAGTAAAGGTTTAAGGTTTGGCATTTTTATTTTAGGTACCGCTGGTATTTTTACCTGTGGAACCTTTATTTTGCCAATAAGGGCCTTTGCTTTGTTAATTAACTTATCCATCATTATCATATTATAACCTCCTTGTTGACATAACAGAACTAATAATGTTTGATACCAGAATTACTGGGATAATAACTTCTTGAGCCTTTTCCCTCTGGTCATCCGTCATATCCTTACCCCATTCTGAGGCCTTACTCAAAACTTCTAAGTCAACTTCTGTAAATACCGCCAAAGGATCTTCTAAAAATGCCTCTGCTTTAACTTCTGAAACTGCATCTGCCAAGGTGTATGGGGTAGTCGAGCCTTCAGATGCATCTTCAGATCTTGCTTCAAATTCTATAAACGCTGTTGCTAGTTCAGGATTAGACTGCATTATTGTTGCAACCTGTGCAACTTCTTCCGCCTTGATGCCTAAATTTTCTGCAACCTCTTTCTTTGCCTCAACAGTTAATGCTCTTAGCGTCTCTCCAACTGCTGCCCGCTGCTCTTTGCTTAATTGAACAATCTTATTATCCTTGCTTGTAAGGTTTGCAATGACTCCAGAAAGATCTGATTTTGTACCCTCGCCTCTTTGTGGAACCAGTGCTGATAACACTTCGTCTTTAATTTCTGGTCGTGGCTGAGGTTTCTCTTCAGGCAAAGGCTTGGGTTCGTTAGGTAAAGGCTTAGGCTCTTCTACTGGTTCTGGCTTAGGAGACTCAACTGGTTTTGGAAGTTCTGGATCAGCCGTTGGCTTTGGCTTTGGTGCATCTGTAGGTTTTGGTTTTGGCTTATTTGCCTCTGCCTCTGCTTCTGCTTTGGCTTTGGCTTCTGCTTCTCGCTTTGCTCTTTCCTCTGCGTCTTGTCTTTCTCTCTCTTCTGCTCTAGCCTTTTCTTTTGCTTCTTGTTCTACTCTAACCCTATTCTCTTCTTCAGCCTTGGCTTTTGCTTCGGCTTCTGCTTTAGACTTGGCCTCTGCTTCTTGTTTTGCTTTCTCTTCCGCCCTTGCTTTTGCTTCTGCTTCCGCCTTTGCTTTAGCCTCTGTTTGTATTCTAATCTCTTCTGCTGCCTTTGCATCTGCTTGAGCCTTTGCTGCGTCGGCTGCAGCCTGCGCTGCTGCTGCCTTAGCAATTGCAATGTTTAATTCTCTTTTAAGTTGTTCTTCATAATAAACAAAAGCATCTGTAATTGCGCCTTCTAGGTCATAGAGTGAATTTGTGTAGGCAGTAATGGCATTGTTCTTAGCGTTCAAGGCTGCTTCCGTTTCCGTTACCTTGACATTATATGCTGTTGTCTTAGTATTTAAAAGACTAACAAGACTGTTGTATGTTGCAAGTTCAGCATTATAGATGTTTAACTTATCATTTTTAACTGTTGTTGCTGCTACTTGTGCAGCATATGCAGTATTATATGCATTAATTTGTTCTTGAGTTGCCTGAGTTCCATGAAAGAATGTATTAAGGTTACAACTAAAGTTCTGTCCCCAAACCCTTGGATCTCCAGCATAGTCACATCCTGCACCAGTCCATCCTCCAGAAATTGCCCATCCAAGATGATAAGATCCTGGACCTCCACCGTTGTACCACCATATCTCTACATCTAAAGTCTTGTCTACGCTTACATCATATATTGGCGAATATGAACTCCATGTAGCCCCCTGCTCGACCCAGTTATTTACAGCAAGGTTTCCGTCAACATACATTTTAAAACCATCATCTGTATATCCTGCAAACTTTGTTGTTGTAAACCAGGAAGGAACAGTTATTGTGCCAGTAAACTTAACAATAATATTTTCATAGTATCCGCAAATTGGAAGTTGCATTGAACTTGAGTTCCATGTGCCAGTACATATAACAGATCCAGGTATCGCTATGCTACCATCTCTTAACAGGTGATAAACAGTATATTCAAGTCCTGCCCCACCAGCACCACTCAATGCTTGCTGGGCTGTTGATAGATTAATGTTGGCTATATCAAGGTTTAACCCAGCATTAAGATAATTAGTATAGGCCGTGTCTACTACTGTTTGTTGATTAGCCTTATTTGTCTGTGCCGTTGTTTTTTCTGCAAGCGGGGTAACTTCTGCTGCTACCGCATTGTCGTAGGCTGTTGAGGTATTGGTTACGGTAGTATATTTTGCCTTAGAGTCAGCGAGTTTGTTCTCTGATATCTGTATAAGAGACTTGAATTCTGTTTGATACTGAAGGTCATTGATGTTGCCTTTTAACTCAGCAATGCCTGCTTCTGCATTGGTGATTATGTCTGGGCTGCTCTGGGCGGAAGGAAATAGCAGCCACCCAAAGGCTAAAATACTCGTAAGGATTAGTCTAAATACGACAGTTTTAATTTTAGTCTCCCTGTACACATAATGTATAACAAGGTTATTATATCATTTTGTTGCAAAAGAAAAGGCACAGAACTTAATCTGTGCCCAGTCTTTTAAGTATTAGATTACGGAATTAACGCAACCTTTGCAGAAGGATTCTTTGCATTCCACTTTTTAGCAAGTGTATTGAAAGACTTCTTGAATGCCTTTACTGATGCAGCATTGTCTGCTACTAGTTTAGCAATTTGTGCATCTTTTGCAGCAAGTGCTGTATCTGATGCTACTTTAGCAGCGTCAGCAGAAGCCTTTGCATCAGCAGCAGCCTTGTCAGCAGCAGCCTTTGCAGTTGCAGCATCAGCGGTAGCCTTTGCTAGTGCATCTGCAAGCGCCTTGTCTGAAGCAGCCTTAACGGTTGCAGCAGTGGCAGTTGCGGTTGCAGCGTCAGCAGCACGGGCTGCCTTTTCTGCAGCAAGATCTGCCTGTACCTTTGCTAGTTCTGCAGCAAGATCACGAACTGCAATCTCTGCGAACGGAGCAAGTACACGTGCTGGCAAGCCAGTCACATCTGCAGTTGTTGCATCTCCAGCAGTCGTAGGACTGAAAGTGATGAGAGAACGAGTTCCAGTTGTTGGAAGAGTAATCTTGAAAGTTGCTGTTCCAAAATCTGATAAAGCCGAACCAGTTGTTGCAGTTGCTGTATCTAGTGTGCCAAGAGCAGCAAATACTGTAGCAGTAATTGACTTAGCAGAAACTTTGTTTCCGAATGTGTCAGTTGCTGTAACTACAAGATCTACCTTTGTTCCAGCAGCACCAGTAGCAGGAGCACTCACGGCAAGATTATTAATCTTTCCAGCGGTTCCCTGAACATAGTATGTTAGTGTGGTTCCTTGATTGTTTACAACCACGGTTCCAAGTGCTGTCGTTTTAGTATATACATAAAACGTTGCAGTTGTTCCTGTTCCAGTTGCAATAGTTAATGCTGCTGATCCAGATGATGCACCAACTGGCGCTGCATCTGAATGTAGTGCAGAAACGATTGTGCAGTTTGTACAAGAAGCAACGACTGCTGTTCCTGTGTCAACTGTTGCAACAAACTTTAATGCATCTGCTGCATCGATTTTATTATCTGCTGGTACTGGCAATGTAGCGGGTGTAGCAGAAGCGGAGTTAGTGGTATTAGCACTTCCGTCTAGCGATACAGCAACTGTCATTACAGCAGCACTTGCAGGTGTTGCGATAAGAGTACCCATAGTCATGGCTGCAACCACGGCTAGAGCAATTTTCTTAAATGAATTCATTTTTCTCCTTGTTATTTTATTCATTATATTAGTTTATATTCGTTCAGGAAATCTCTGACATCGTCAGGAACTTCCCTAGTTTCCAATTCTACCATAGCCCTTTGCTTTTGTGCAAGTCGGCTGGCAGAAGACCAAGTATGAATCTCAATCTCATGATTAGAATCCCTACTTGTATGCGAGATTGCCCCGAATACCGCCCCACAGACGGCATCCGCTAAGTCCTTAGATTTTTTGCGAGGGTGGTCAACTCTATTATTTCTCATAATTTTAAGTTCACTCATCTCATCAAGAAGCAAAGGAATCATAGGCATTGCAATTCTTTCTTCATAGATCATCATGGCTAAATCCTCATAGTGTTTTTTGGCAACAGAGACAGTGTCAGTTCTCATTCCAACCGCTTTTAGTTCCTGTTGAATATCAAAGGACTGCCATCGGTCAAATGTAACCATGCCTATGTTAAAACCCTCCCTACGAAGATTCATTATCCACTGTTTTACTTCTGATAAATTTACAGGTCCTTCTACCTTTGGCTCCCACCATGCTACGGCATCTACGATTACAATAGGTGCTACCTGATCATAATCTTTTATAACCTGTACGTTTACCCATTTATCTACATGCGCTATAGCAACAGCACACTTATCGTGTTTCTGAGCCAAGTCAGCATGTACATAGTAAATCTTATCAGGATCTGGCTTAAAAGACAAATCAAACCTTCTAAAATTGTCTACTGGGTTCCTTAGAGTCATACATTTTTCTAACTTTTCTTTCTGTTTAAAAAATGCATCAGATGCAAATGTTGGAATACAAGCAAACCTCATCATTGCATCTCCCAAGTCAGTTAAAAATGCAATCTTAAAATCATTAATCTTTCTTGTTGGATTTACTTCCCATGTTGGTCTTTTAAGTGCAAACATCTTAGGATACTTATAAGACAATATTTGATCTTCTTCCCATGTAATTTCAAACTCGTTATCTGGTCCCTCTGGTAGTTCTTCATTAATAATAAAGGTATGTCTGCGCTCTATTGTTTCTTTTTCCATTATTACTTCTTCGTACCGTTTTGAAATAAAATCTCCTTGAAAGCGAGGGAATGAAAGAAGAACAACCTTACCAAGATCTGGA